TACCAGTTTTTCTAGTTGGTTCATCCATTTACAAAATCCTCTACTGTTGTGTACTTTATATCTACTATATTATTTAATTTTTTGTTATCTGCACAAGTATATTCTTGATACTGTCCTTTTAAATTATCAGGCATTTCAATATATTTTATTTCTGCGCTATATTTTTTAGAAATCATTTCAGCTACTGTTTCAAAGCTACTAGCTGTGCCAGTGCCAATATTATATAATCCAGGCGTCTTATTTTCCATTAATTGCTTGTGTGCTTCGCATACGTCACCTACAAAAATAAAATCTCGCTTATAATTATCACTTCCGTAGAATAGTGTAATTTTACCATCGTCTTTAGCTTGCTGTGTAAACTTTGTTATTGGACTTGCTTGATTACCTTTGTGATCTTCTAACGGTCCAAACACATTAAAATATCTAAATCCTTGTACGCATACTTTGTGATCTTGCTGCCACACCCATCTATCAAACAAATACTTTGACCAAGCATATGGACTTTGAGGTTGCTTAGGTGAATCTTCACTAAATTCTGTATTAGTTCCATATACGCTGGCACTTGATGCATATTGAAAATTTACACCTTTGGTATTACATTGATTATATAACCATTTAGAAAATTCGTAATTTTGTAGCATAACCTTGTCTACATCAGTTTCAGTAGTAGACGAAATTGCTCCTACGTGTATTACTTGATCAAACCCGTCAACTTCTGGTAAATGTTCTTCTTGCCATTCGTACCCATACAAGTCGTGATCGGTCTGTAAATAAAAAGTTAGGTTCTGACCAATGAACCCTTTATGTCCGGTAATTAATATCTTCATTTTTTATCTCTAATATTTTTGTTGTGCTATGGCCTTCTACTGTAGGAACAATATGTACAGGAGCAATATCGTGTCCTACTATTTCTTCCACAGTATAGTCGCCGCCTTTGACAATTAAGTCTGGCTGTAGTTGTTTAATTAATTCATAAGGAGTGTCGTTAACAAAAACAATAACCTCATCTACATACGGAATCAACAACAATTGTTCCATACGAGTTTGTACGTTGTTAATGGGTCTTAAAGCGCCTTTTAAGCGGGTTACGCTTTCATCGCTGTTAAGTCCTACAATTAACTTATCGCCACGCATACGGGCTTCTTTAAGCAACGTAAGATGCCCTTTATGTAGGATATCAAAGCAACCGTTTGTGAATACAACTTTCTTTTTTAAATCTTTTTCTTGTAATATATACGTACCACTATGCTTAACACTTTCAGTAGATCCTGCTACTGCTAATTGCAAGCATTTTTCATAATCATATTCTTTTGTAAGGGCATATACAAAGGCAGCTATAAAACAATCTCCAGCTCCAGTGACATCTGATACTTCAACATTTTCTACAGGAATCTTAAACTGCTCATTGTCTATTGTAGCATCTACTGTATGTCCTGCATCAGTAGTAATAATATTACCTTGCCATTCGTCAAACTCAAACTTAGTGTATTCACTGTTGTTTGGTTTAACTATCCAAGCACCTTCATAATTGAATGCGTAACGTTTTGGATCTACAATTACTTTAGGTCCTTGACTGTTAATGTGTGCAATAATTTGTTTCGCATTGTCTAGTACACCTTTGTCGTAATCACTTAGAATAACATAGTTATACTCAGAGAAATCACTACGTAATACATTTGCTAGTACTGCATTTGAATCTGCATCTCTATCATCATCTATACGTGTAATATAATGTCCGTCACAAACAATACGTGTCTTTACACTAAGTGGTTGTTTTGTTTCAAACAGTGTAACGTCTACACCTAAACTTTTTAAATTTTTGTATACAAGTCCAGCGCCGCCTAGTGATTCTTTTTCTTCTTGATAAGTTACAACAGGCACAGGCGCTTCGGGACTAATTCTTGAACTAGTACCATACACATATTTGTCAATTATGACGTCACCTAAAACTAATACTTTCATATCTTATATTATACTTTCTTTTGGACTATTAGTCAAGTAAATTTATGACATCAAAAACAGTTTTTAATTTTGTAAGATTTACTTTTTTGCTTAGTGTATTTTGTAGGCCGAAATGTAACGGCTTTGGCCATTTGCTAAAACTACACCAGCTGTAGCCATCGTGTTCAGAATTTAATTTAGGAATAAACTCTTTGTCGACTAAACAAAGATATGTATGAAATTTAAATCTAGTATCGTTAGATACAAAGGTTTCTAACGGAATAGTTTTTTTGATTTCAACTTTTCCTATTTCTTCTTCAATTTCTCGTCTAAGGCCTTCCCACGGTGTTTCAATACCTTCGTTAGTGCCACCAACCAAACCCCATACATCTTTGTGCTTCCCGTTTGCGCGATGCAAAAACAAGAACCTTTTAGAATCAAGAGAATATAATAATGCTCCACTGCATATGATTTGATTGTTCATATATGTAGTTATATTAGAAGTTTAAACTCCAAGTGCCGTTTGGATATTCGCCTTCGAACGAAAGTAACCAGTCATTACCATCAAACTTGTATTGCACTCCGGTGTTTAAATTTGTTGTGTATAATGTACCGTATACACTAAGGTCAACGTCTGCATCAAATATAATAGTCCATTTAGATCCATCCCATTCAACTATATCATTAGCATTTGCTATAAAGTCTGTATTGTCAGAATTTTTCCAAGCATCAGAGCCGTCGTTGTTTTTGGCATCTCCAATATCGCCTAATAATAATATTCTAGGATTGCCTGATAGTCCTAATGATTGTGGATTTGATTTTGTAGGATCTATAATATAATCAATTTTATTTCTAGCACCTACTTCACTTGTTATTAGTGAATCTGTTGGGATAGTATCTTCATCCCAGGAAACTGTAGCTTCTGTTTCGTCTAGTGGATTAATTGCAAGCGAACCAATAACATCAAAAGCCATATCTGCTCTAGTGAGCCTTACTTGTGTAATTCCATCTACAAACTTTTGAGGGAATGCTAATAAAAATTCGGGCCAAGATTTGCCGCCAACATTTCCCTTGTCAATTAATTTAATTGAATTATTAAGAACTAATAGGCTTGTATTTTTGTAGTTAGTTGGGCCAACACTTAGTCTAGTTTGTGTAGTTTCCCAATATGCTTCTGTTTTTCCTCTTTGCAGATCACCGTTTTCGTCAACATAAATCTTTGTACTAATATTAGCTGCATCATCAAGGTCGTCAATTTCACCACCTTGGAATACTCTACTAATAACATCAGTAACAATACCTAAACGTTTAACTTTAGTAGGTGGACTAATATAAATTGGTGTTGTAAAAGTTAATGAACCTACATCAATCTCTGAATCAGTTCCTGTAGGAATACTTCTTGAACTCCAAGAAATGGTATCTAAATTAACAACACTTAAACTGGTCCAGTCAAGATAATTATCAGTAGTTTGTATTTCTAAACTTGGATTAAACAACATTAGAACTTGTTCCATAATTTGTAACTTTTGTTCTGTATTTGTAGTCCAAATATCAACATTTACTGATAACGTATACGGAGTAGGCATTAATCGTTCAACAGTATAGTTTTTACCATCTGTATTTAGGTACTCGTTATTTTCTTCGTCATATGCTCTTTCTCTAATATGTGCTTTACTAACATAACTAGAGTCGCTTGTACGACTTCTGTCCATTTCTAAACCAGTAACATAAATTCCCATTCTTGGCGCACTAGGAATTTTATTTTCAGAATTGTCTCTTAAAATACTTCCAACTTGCCTAGTAATATCACCGTACGTTATAGGAACTGTTGTTAATTGTCCTTTGCCGTCTTGGTAAGAAAACCCGCTCATCATTCTAATCATTTGAGTAAGGTAACGTCTTATTTGTCCATCATAAAAATGTTGCATTATAAATCTGCCTTAGGCCTAAGCACATTGCTGAGGCTTTGTCGTTGCGCTTCTCTGTTGTTATACAATATAACTTCCCATTGTCCTGTATATTTAACTGTAGATTGTGCACCGTTTACAACAGGCAAATTAATTACAGCTTTACCATTGCCATCATCAGTTATCATATCAGGATAGTCTGCAATTACAAATCCGTCTTCAACTACTTTATATTTTAATACTAGATATAATGCAGTAACCGGATAATCAAATTCTGTAGTAAATGTAGTATCACCTTCTGTAAGAATTTTAAAATCACTAATGACTCTTTCATTATATGTGAAAGCAGTATTATTTACAAAAGAAGTTTTCTGTGTTAATCTATCATTACTATTAGTCATTGTCATACGTACCGCATCCTGTACTTTAACCCATCTAGTGCCGTCATATCTAAACATACGTTTAGGTAAAAAGTCAGTGCGTAAAAAGTAATCTCCAACACCAGGACTATTTGGAAATTGTATTCCGTGACCAAACGATTCACCATTAGGTGCACCGTCTTCGCCTAATAAGTATCCGTCATATCCAGGTTTAGCAGGATGTGTTGTAACAGTTTCGCCACCTACCTTCTCAACTTCAACATTACCGTCGGTGTCTGTATTAAGGGTATAATAGTGTCCTACATCATAACCACTTTTTCCAGCATCTGCTTCTGCTTGTTCTAAAACTGCATCATTAATTTGCATTTCTTTTTCGTATGTAGAAAGTAAGTCTCTTAATGTTGTGCCGTTGTCGTTATCTTCTTCTGCAGGTAAATCTAATATTTCTTTAAATTCTTGTGAATCTACTATTTGTTTTAATTTTAATCTATACAAGTGTGGATACCAAGTGGGTGAAAATCCTTCACTAGCACGATTGACATCTTCAATTACATAAAATCTTTTTAGTGCTAGTGCATAATCATTAGCAGCATATTCATCTTTTTGATGCGGCAATTCAATAACATCACCGCTCATAATTTTTCTACCAAGCGTTTTTACACTGCTATTAATAGGAATAGTCATAAACAATGTGTCATTATCTAAAAACATACCAAACTGTGATAGGTTAAAATCAACGTCTTGCACATTATAAATTCCACGCATTGTGTAAATGTTTGGATCATACTTTCTATCTCTGTTTTCTAAAAACAACAAATCTTGTATGTTAGTTTCTTTTACAGCGTCATAGCGAGGCTGA